GGTTGAAGAAAAGGAAGAATTAAAATTTACCCCTGAATCTGTTCAAGATGACTCTAATTTAAAAGAACAACTCCCTACCCCCACAGGCTACAGATTATTAGTTTTACCTTTCAGTAGAAAGCAAAAAACTAAAGGTGGTTTATACCTAGCTAATGAGACATTAGAAAAAGAACGTATAGCCACAAATGTAGGATACGTAGTATCACTTGGTCCAGACGCATACGCTGATAAGGATAGATATCCTGGAGGTGCATGGTGTCAAGAAGGGGATTGGGTGATATTCGGCAGGTACGCAGGAGCACGAATCAAGATTGAGGGTGGCGACTTGCGATTATTAAACGATGATGATGTATTAGCTGTGATCTCTGATCCTGAAGACGTAGTGTCTAGCTAATATAAATCACGCAACTATAGGAGCAAAACATGGCAGATGAAGCCTTGCAACAAGAAGTAGAACAGGAAGAGTTAACGGAAGTTGAACTACCTGAGTCTGAAGAAGAGACGGAAGAAGAGGTTGTTGAAGAGGAAACTCAAGAGGAACCTAAAGAAGAAGCAAAAAGTGACTCTAATGAGATAGAAGACTATAGCGAAACCGTACAAAAACGTATAGCTAAGTTGACTTATAAAATTAGAGAAGCTGAAAGACGTGAGCAGGCAGCAGTGGATTACGCTAAGTCTGTTCAAGACGAATTAAATAAAACCAAAAATAAACTTTCAAAAACTGATCAAAACCTTTATGATGAGTATAAAGGTAGAGTTGGTTCTCAATTAGGAGCTGCACAAGACCGATATAAAAGAGCTTATGAGAATGGTGATACAGACGCCATGATGGAAGCTCAAAAAGATATTGCTAAATTAGCAGTTGAAGAAGAAAGTTTAAATCGAGTCAAAGCTAAAGAATCAACCGAGACCGAACAACCTGTTGAAAATGTTGAAGAAGTTATTAATGAAAAAGTACAAACTCAACAACCACCACAGGTACAGCCAGACCCAAAGGCTCAAGACTGGGCTAAAAAGAATGACTGGTTCGGTAACGACGTAGCTATGACTACTAGTGCTTTTGCTTTTCATAGGCAACTAGTAGAACAAGAAGGTTACGATCCTACTTCTGATGATTATTATGCAGAAGTAGATAGAAGGTTAGCTGAGGCTTTTCCTCATAAGTTAGGAAAGACTCAACAGAACACAGTGAACGAGGTTGTAGCTGGTTCAAGTAGAGGATCTACTACAGCAAGAACACGGTCACGTAGGAAAGTACAACTCACACCGAGTCAAGTAGCAATAGCAAAAAGATTAGGTGTGCCACTAGAAGAATATGCTAAGCATATTAAGGAGTAAAAAATGGTAGAAGATAAAAATACTACTAAAACAGATCGAAACTCCAGATCTGCAGAAACTCGAGAAAATAAATCTCGTAGAAAACCATGGAGTCCACCGTCATTACTTGACGCACCTACTCCACCAGAGGGCTATGTATACAGATGGATACGTGAATCTATGGTGGGTCAACAAGATCAGGCGAATATGTCAAAACGTATTCGTGAAGGTTGGGAGCCAGTTATGGCTAAAGACCATCCTGATTTTGAGTCCCCATCAATTGAAGAAGGTAAACATGCTGGTGTCATAGGAGTTGGTGGCTTAATCCTCGCAAAGATGCCGACTGAGACCGTTGCTGAAAGAAGAGCTTATTACTCTCAATTAGCTAACGATCAAATGGATGCAGTGGACCACAATCTTATGCGAGAGAGTAATCCTATTATGCCTATTGATCAACCCAATAGGTCTTCTAAGGTTACTTTTGGAAGCGGAGGTTCTAAAGGCTAGTTCTTTGGAACTATAATTTGAACTTATATTAACATATTAAGGTGATATAAATGGCTAATGTAAATGATCCTAATGGATTTACACCAGCGTACCACATAAGTGGGGGCACAATTAGACCATCCGAGTTCGCAATCCAAAGTGGAGCTACAGGTGATATTTTTTCAGGCGATGTAGTAAAACTTGCTAGTGGTTACGTTCTTCAGGGTGGTGCTACTGATGCACCACTAGGTGTGTTCTACGGTGTACAATACACAGCGACTGATGGTACACCTATATGGTCAAGAAAATGGCCAAGTGCTACCACAACTCTAGGTTCTGCAGATGCTAAAGCATATGTATATGCTGACCCTGACATTGTATATGAGGCGCAGTACACTGGTACTCCTACTCAAGCAGATGTCGGTAAAGTACATACTATCTCTACAACTGCAGGTGATACTAACAACAACCGTTCGAAAGAAGGTGTGACTACTACAACTAATAGTGGTATTGCTAAACAAGTTGGTTTCGTCGACAGACCTAACAACTCAATTGGGCAATATGCTAGAGGTTATTTTGTATTCCCAGCTTCTACTTTCGGTAACGACTAAAAGGTGATATAAATGGCAATTAATAGAGCTCAATTAGTAAAAGAACTCGAACCAGGATTGAACGCACTTTTTGGTTTAGAGTACGATCGTTATGAAAACGAACATGCTGAAATTTTTGATACTGAAAATTCTGACAGAGCTTTCGAAGAGGAAGTAATGTTGGCTGGCTTCGCACAAGCTCCAGTTAAAGGAGAAGGTGCTGCAGTTAGTTATGACACAGCTCAAGAAACTTTCACATCTCGTTACACCCATGAAACTGTAGCTTTGGCTTTCTCATTGACAGAAGAAGCAATCGAAGATAACCTCTACGATAGCCTATCTTCTAGATATACTAGAGCTTTAGCACGTTCAATGGCTAATACTAAGCAGGTTAAAGCTGCGAATGTTCTCAATAATGGTTTCTCAACTTCCTTCCCAGGAGGCGACGGTAAACCTTTATTAACTACTGACCACCCAACATTAACTGGTGGGGATCAGTCAAACGAACCTTCAACTGCTGCAGACTTGAATGAAACTTCCTTAGAGAATGCTTTAATTGATATTTCTCAGTTTAAAGATGAAAGAGGTATTAAAATCAATGTTCAAGCTAGAAAATTGATTGTACCACCTCAACTTCAGTTCGTAGCTGAGAGAATACTTCAATCTCCAGGAAGAGTATCAACTTCTGATAATGATATCAACGCAATGAAAAACATGGGTATGTTCCCAGAAGGTTACGTTGTAAACCATTATCTAACAGATACTGATGCATTCTTCATCAAGACTGATGCTCCTAACGGTATGAAGCATTTCGTAAGATCACCTATGTCAACTGGCATGGAAGGTGACTTCGAAACAGGAAACGTTAGATACAAAGCTAGAGAAAGATATTCTTTCGGCTTTAGTGACTGGCGTGGAATGTATGGTTCACCAGGAGCTTAATCCTTTCGGGGTGGGATACTAGGTTGTATCCTTTTAAGGGGAACTCTATAGTTCCCCTTTCTTTTTTAACATTCCTACTTTACAATAAACTAAACCGAGATTAATTTGTTGCTTCAACTGGCTCGGCAGACTTACTCCAAAGATGAAGCAATATATTTAGTTAGGAGAAAATAATGGCTAAATCAACTTTTTCAGGTCCAGTCAAATCATTGGGTGGATTTATTTCAGCTGGTAACACAGCTGTAGTTAGCTTAACAGCTGACACATCAATAACCGTAGACGATCACGCAGGTAAAATACTTTTATGTAATGACGCTGATGGTAAATTCACTTTACCTTCTATTGTCACTACTGCACCTAGTGACCCTACAGACCCTAACCAATTAAATAACTTAGGTGTTACTTTTACTTTCGTGATTGTTACAGCAGCCACTGATTTAGATATCAAAACAGACGGTACTGATAAGTTTGTTGGTGGGGTATACAGTGGTAAAGACGACTCAACTGGTAAAACATTTATTTCTGGTGCATCAAATGATGTTATCACTATGAATGGTTCTACTAAGGGCGGACTAGCTGGTAGTATAGTTAAAGTTCACGCTATAGCAAGTGCGAAGTACGCAGTAGAAGGAATCATACTTGGTTCTGGAACTATAGTAACACCATTCGCTGACGCGTAATCTAGGAGAATAATATGGCAGATGCAGTAACTTCAACAACTCTGTCAGATAGTGATAGGTCAGCTGTTATTCAGCTGACCAACACATCCGATGGTACAGGTGAGTCAGCAGTTACTAAGGTTGATGTAAGTGCTTTAGCAACAAGGAAAAGCGATGGTGCAGTATGCACAGGAGTTAGGTTAGCTAAAATAGTTTATTCAACTTTCGGTATGAGCGTCAAACTTTTATGGCACGCTACTACTAATACTATTTGTTGGGATCTAAACTCAGACTATACTACTGATGAAGACTTCACAGAGTTTGGCGGTATACGTAATACTGCTGCAGCAGGTGGTAAAACTGGTGACATCAAACTAACAACTACAGGTCACACAAGCGGTGACTCGTACGTTATAGTATTGACATTATTTAAAGATTACGAATAATGGCTACTTCAGGAACTAAAACGTTTGCTTTAGATATAGCTGAAACTATAGAAGAAGCATACGAACTAGCAGGACTAGAACAACGTACTGGGTACGATGCTAGGACTGCTAGACGTTCTATGAATATTATGTTTGCTGACTGGGCAAACAGAGGTGTCAATCTATGGACAATAGAACAAGTAACTACTGACTTAACTAAAGGCACAGCTAGTTATACTATGAACGGTTATGATATAGATATATTATCAGCAGTCATAAGAGATACTAGCAAAAGTCCTGTATTAGACATTGAGATCGACAGGATAGGTAGGCAAGAATATTTAAACATACCTACTAAAACTACAGAAGCAAGACCTACACAGTTTTTTGTTGACAGACAAGTAACTCCTGTAGTAAAGCTATGGCCAACACCAGATACAAGTAACTATAAACTTATATCTTATAGAATACAAAGGATAGATGATGTATTAACTTCAGCGGAAGACCCAGAAGTACCATCAAGATTTATGCCATGTATGGTGAGTGGACTAGCTTATTATATAGCTTTGAAGAAAAATCCTCAAAAAGCAGGATTACTAAAACAACAGTACGAACAAGATTTTAAACTAGCTGCGGATGAAGATAGAAATAGAGCATCATTGATGCTTACTCCTTCACGTAGATTTTATTAATGGCATACGCACAAGGTAAATACTCAAAAGCTATCTGTGATAGGTGTGGTTTTGATTACCCCTATCTTGATTTACGTAAAGAGTGGACAGGTTTTAAAGTTTGCGGTGAATGTTATGAGCCTAAACACCCACAATTAGAACCTACTCACAACGTAAGTGATCCCGAAGCTTTATATCAACCAAGACCAACTATCTCTGCACCTGTAGGACAACAAGGTTTTGTTAGAGTTTCTAACCCTAAAGATAGTAATGGAGTAAGTTCCCCTATCATGTGGGCACAAAATAGTGATACAATAGGCTCTATGTATTTAGTAGACAAAGCAAGTGCTAGTTTAGGCATAGTAACGGTGACAGTATGAGTTGGACTAAAACTACTTTAAAATCAGCTATACAAGACTAC